GCGAACAGCCCAACACACCGGCCGACACCACGCGCAACGTCCTCTCCGCGCCGGTCAAAGCCTACGCCGACACCGAAACCGCCTCCACCGACCTGCGCGCCGCCATGATGGACAATACCGGCAAAGTCTCCGCCCAATATAAAGACATCGACAATCTCGCCACGCGCTTGGGCGACCGCCTGCCGGGGACGACGGCCGACTTTAAAAACCTGATGACCATGTTAATCCGTCAAGGCATGAGCGCGCAGACCGTTTTGGGCGGCACAGGCGAGGCCGCCGCACTCTTGGCCGTCCAACTCAAGAAAAGCCCAGAAGCTGCCGCCGAGATGGCAGCCAAGCTGCAAGACGCCACGCGCGGCACAGAAAAAGAGATGCTGGCAATCATGGACCAAGTCCAACGTCTCTACTACGCAGGCACGGACGACACCAACATTTTAGGCGCATTTTCAAAACTCTCCCCGGCCCTAGATACCCTCAAAATCAAAGGCGAATCCGCCATGAAGATGATGTCTCCGCTCGTCGGTATGCTTGACCAAGCAGGCTTGTCGGGCGAATCGGCAGGCAACGCCATGCGTAAAGTCTTCACACGCATGATGGATACAAAAAAAATCGCCAAAGTCACAAAAGGGACAGGGCTGTCTCTCGACTTTACCAACAGCGCAGGCGAATTTGGCGGCCTTGACAAAATGTACGAGCAGCTCGCCAAACTCAAAGCCGTCAACACAGAGCAACGCCTCAAGATTCTGCAAGGCATCTTCGGAGATGACGCTGAGACGCTTCAAGCCTTAAACACCATGATCGAAAAAGGCAAGGCAGGCTACGAAGAGTTTGCCAAAAAAATGGAAGCACAAGCCAGCCTCAATCAGCGCGTCAACGACCAATTAGGCACGCTGACCAACTTATGGGACGCAGCGAGCGGCACATTTACCAACTTTTTAGCCAAAATGGGCGAATCCATCGCCCCCGAATTAAAAGATCTGACCAAATGGATCGGCGACATCAACGAGAAACTAAGCAACTGGGCCGCCCAAAATCCAGAGACCGCCAATACCATCATGAAAATCGTCGCCGCCATCGGCATTTTCCTGACCGTCGTCACAGGCATCGGCGCGGCCATTTCCGCCGTCCTTGTCCCCATCGCCCTGGCTAAATTCTCATTCTTCAGCCTATTCGGCGTCTTTTCAGGCGGCGGCGGCGCAATTTCCACGATTATCGGCTGGCTTGGCCGTCTGGGCATGGCGCTGCTAGGCTTCGGCGCAAAAGCGGCAGTTTTCCTCGTGACCAACCCATTCGGCTGGGCAATCCTCGCCGTTGGCGCGATTATCATGCTTTGGAGAAACTGGGAAACAGTCAAATCCGCCCTGATTGCAGGCTGGGAATGGATTAAAAAAGTATTCCAGCAAAATCCCCTGCTCGCCGCCTTTACCGGCCCGATCGGCTGGCTCATTGCCCTGCTCGCGAACTGGAATAAAGTCAAAGCCGCCCTAATTAGCGGCTGGGAATGGATTAAAAAGACATTTTCCGGCAACAACCCCATCGCCATCGCCATGACTGCCGCGATGGGTCCCATCGGTGCAGTCATCAACAGCTTCAGAATCCTGCGCTCCGCTGCCGTCGGCGCGTGGGAATGGCTCAAAAAGGCCACATCCGCAAAAGCCCCGGCAACGCCACCAAGCATTGGCATTCCCAATCGCGGCTTTTCCGTCGGCGGCTACACCGGCTCCGGCGGCGTCCATGAAGCAGCAGGCGTTGTACACAAAGGCGAAGTCGTCTTCAATCAGCGCGACGTCGCCAAATTCGGCGGCTGGCAGGCAGTCGAGGCCATCCGACGCGGCGGCGCAGGCGTACTCGCCAACATCGGCAACCGCTTGGGATTGGGCTTTTCAGACGGCCGCCAAGCTGCCCTGCCCAGCCCGACCCGATTTAATGCCGCGCCCCACGCCGTCAGCATGGCAGGAGACAACATCACAATCAACGTCCACGCCGCCCCCGGCATGAGCGAGCAGACCCTCGTCAACGCCATCATGGCGAAGCTCGAAGCGCGCAGCCAAGCCAAGCAGCGCCGCCGCAATTCCTCATTTTTCGATAAGGATTAAAACATGGTTTTACTAGGCAGCCTGGGCATGTTCGTGTTTTTAATGCGAACCATCCCATTCCATCAATACAGCCGCAGCCAGGCATGGAAACACCCCAACCAAGCAACCGTCGGCACCATGCCGCCGGCACAATTTACAGGCAAAGACCCAGAAGAAATGACCATCGAAGGCGAGCTGCGACCAGAAGTCACAGGCGGCACAGGCAGCATCGAAGCCCTGCGCATGATGGCGGCCACCGGCAAGCCCTACACCCTCATCATGGGACACGGCAAAATCATGGGCAGCTACGTCATCACAAACATCCAAGAGCGCGGCAGCCAGCTAAACCAAGACGGCAGCGCGCGCGCCATCTCTTTCAGCATGAGCCTGAAGAAAGTTTCCGACAGCGCGCTCGGCCTCGAAGGCGCCGCCCTCAACGTTGCCGTCTCCGTCGTCCGAAACCTGACAGGGATTTAAATCATGCAATTAAATTTTGATTCCATCAGCGCGGCCGCCCAAAAAGCCGCCGCAAAAATCTTTGACGAAGTAAGCGGCAAAAACGCCCGACACCTGACCCCACAAGTCGAGCTGACCATAGACGGAAAAAGATTTGGCACGCAGGCCATGAGCCGCATCATCAGCATCAGCCTGACCGACAAGCGCGGATTCGAGGCTGACGAGCTGACCATCGAACTGGACGACCACGACGGCACAATCGCCATCCCCAAAACAGGCAGCAAAATCACGCTCAAGCTGGGCTATAAAGAAACTGGCCTCGTCGAAAAAGGCGAATACCTCGTCTCCGAATTTACCGCCTCCGGCAGCCCAGACCGCCTAAGCATTACCGCGCGCGCCGCCGACCTCGCCGAAGCCCTCGCCGAGCAAGTCGAGAAAAGCTGGCACAAGCAGACCCTCTACCAAATCATCGAGACCATCGCCAAAAAGCACAAGTACGAATACATCATCAGCAAGGACTATCAAAACCAAAAAATCGAACACATCGACCAGACCAACGAATCAGACGCGTCCTTTATGAGCCGCCTCGCCGAGCAATACGACGCCATCGCCACCGTCAAAAACGGCAAGCTCTTATTTATCCCGGCAGGCGAAAGCCAAACCGCCAGCGGTCAGCCCATACTGCCCACCACCATCACGCGCGCCAACGGCGACAGCCACAGCTTCACTTACTCCAGCAGCAACAGCTACCAAGCCGTCAGAGCGTACTACACCGACAAAAAAACAGGCCAAAAAAAAGAAGTCATCGTCAACAAAGACAACGCCTACCCCAATAAAAAAACCACCCAGCAAACCAAGACCGTCAAAGGCAAAACATTCAAAGCCAAGAAAAAAGAAAACGACAACCAAAAAGTCAACACCGAAGGCCAAAAAATCAAAACCCTGCGCCATCTGTATGCCACAGAAAGCGGCGCATGGTCAGGCGCGCGCGGCGCATTTAAAAAAATCCAGCGCGGCGTTGCCGAATTTAGCATTACGCTGGCCGTCGGCCGCCCCGACCTCTACCCCGAAACGCCTGCCGTCGTCAAAGGATTTAAACCAGAAATCGACGCCGAAGCCTGGCTTATTACCGAGGTTTCGCATAAAATCGACAGCGGCGGATATACCGCAGGCATACAATTTGAAGCGCGCATCGTCCCCGACATCACGCTCTACGAAGACGCGCCGACAAACAACTTTCAGCCGACAGGCGAAACTACGGAGATTATAAAAAATGGGAAGCAAAACTCATGATCCATATTCATGGATAAACGAAAAAATCCAATACTGGCAGCAAAAAAGCCGCGAAGCCAGCGAAGCCGCCGACATCGAGGCATACAACCACGCCGAGCGCGAACTCGCCAATTATCAGGCCATGCGCAAAATAAAATATTAGCCAAACAAAAAGGCCGTCTGAAATTCAGACGGCCTTTGTTTTTAATTCGATTTCTGCTCAAGATATTGCAGCAGCCGCAGCCATTTCGTGTGCGGCATATTCGCAAAGCTGCTTTGATTCGGGCTGGCTTCCCATCGCTGCGCGGTTTTTAACGTTGCCTCCGTAATATCCGCGACCGCCTGCTGCGTCAGCCCATACTCTTGGCGCAGGGCTTTGAGATTATTGGGCGTATAGCCTAATTCAAACCGATCAATCATATAAGCTCCCGTGTTGGCGTGATAAGCTCGTCAATCACTCGATGCAATGCCTCAAATTTAGGCTGTTGCAACGCGCGCAAATCGGCAAATAAGTCGATAAGCTCGTCATCATGCCCTTTGCTGATTGCCTGCTTGATTTGAGAGAGTAGGCTCAAATAATCTTGCTCCCATTTATCCGCCCATTCGTGCGCCATTTCGCGGCGCGCCTCTCGTTTTTGGCTCTTTTTGAGCCTCTCAGTAATACTCGTCCTACCTTTTGCCATGATTTACTCCAAAAACAAAAGCCGCTTGATAAATCAGGCGGCTTTTGTAATCCACATCAAAAATTGATGATTTAATATAACTTCTTTAGTTTCAACACGCAGCCCAATGGGCTGAATAACAAGGTTAACTTTAAGCCTAATCATCAACCTTGTCAATGACTTTATGATGTTAATTCGCGCCATGCCTCTGTATGGCCATATTCTTTTTGCTCATACATCAAATCAATAATAATGGCGAGATTTTTGGCTGTTGATTTCTCAATCAATTCTTTTGGTAGTTTATCCCAAAGGATTTTAAAAGTTTGATGATATTGACCGATTTTGCTGATAGATTTTGATTTGGCGTATTTCATTTTTGACCTTTCTGCCGCCCGAAGGCGGCAGTATTGAAAATTAATTAAAAAAGCCCAAGAAATTTAAAATAAGGTTTTTTCTTTTTGAGAGCATCTCTTCGCGTGTTGCAAGAATTTTGCTAATACGTTGGTATTTTAATAAGTCATCCGCACCTAAAACAGATTTTTCATCAATCATCGCGCGACCAAAGAATCCATGAGGTTGGGCAGCTTGATTAAGTTTTTCGTTAAATTCGTCTTGGGCTTTTTTTAAAGCTTGGCAAATGTAGTCATTTTCAGGATTCAATTTAGAAAAAAGAACTTCGCGTGCTTCGCTGTTCATGTTTTTTAAAAGATTCGCTTTCATTTTTTGCTCCTATCCACCCGGAGGCGGTCAGTTGATTAATCATGTTTTCGGCGATTTGTGTTGTCTGCCGATGTGTGTATATTACCGCATGAAATGCGGTAATGCAAGCACTTTTTCAAAAAAAATTAAAAATAAAATACTTCGCCGGTACTTATTTTGACAACGCCACCGTCAATGCTATCTATGCAGAAAGTTCGATCATCATTTTTATCCAAATCAAAGCACTCTAAATAAAGGCCGTCAAAGCCATCGATGATGACATGACGTTCAGAAAATTCGCCTTTTGCGTTTGTGTAGAAGAAAGAGACCTTGTCGCCCAGACTTAAGCCGTCTGGAAGCTCTACATTTTCCTCGTCCTCGTCATCGTCGAGGATAAAATCATCATCGTCAAACCCCATTTCTTTTTTAAAATCGCTTCGCCAGCCTTTAAACGGCTCGTAATGCTGTTTTAAATTAGGGTGCTTAGGATTGATATATTTCGATCCGCTGACTTCGGGCGGCGGTAAATCGTCGCCGTTGTTTTTCTTCAGCAAGGCCGTCTGTAAATCAAGTTTGCTTTTCATATTCCCAAGTTTGCTTTTCATATTCCGGACGGAATCAAATAAAGCCGCAGGCGTGGGAATTTGCACGCTTGGCTCTTTAGGCGCGGCCTGCTCTTTCGGTACAGGCGAGAATTTTCGGCGGTTGTACAGCCGCCAAATAGGAAACGGCAAAAATATCGCGCTGGCCGCCGCAATAAATAAAAAGTCATCCGCCTGACTGACCGCAAGCGAGAATATAGCCAAAGCCGCAAAGCAGCCAAAAAAGCCGACAGGAATCGTCCAGAGCAAGTGCAGTTTGCTTCGAGGGCTAAACTCCATCGACAGCCAAACAGAATAAAACGTACACATGCCCAAGACGAATAAGGCTACCAAATCAGACATTTCCTCGTTCATAAAATCCCCTTTTTTTTAAAACTAAATATCCAAAAAATTCAACGGCAGGACTTTCCAGAATTTGCCGTGAATAAACAAATCATCAAATTCTTCCGGCTCGATCACAAAGTCGGATTTTCCGTAAATCGGGTTATCACTGGTAACGTGTATCACGCCAGCTTTTCCGCGCGCCAGGCGTTTGATGTATGTGTAGCCTTGAAAGGTAAACAAATACACGCCGCTGGATTCAAAATCGACGACATCGGTTTTGATTAAAGTGATCGACTTCGGCGGTATCGTCGGCTCCATGCTGTCTCCGTCGGGCGACATCAGCTTCACGCCGTGCAGGTTATCCGTGCCGAGCAGCTCTTTGAGCGCAGACTTCGGAATCTCCAGCGAGTGCAGCAATTCGGGATAGTCGGCATTCAAATGGCCGCTGCCACACGAGGCGGCGACATCGAATAAATCCAAGCGCGCCGTTTCTAGGCCGTCTGAATCTTCAGGCGACCCTTCGCCTGTCTTCAACCATTCAACCGAAACACCTAATGCTTCTGCAATTTCAAATAAAAACTTTGGGTTTAGCGTCTCCCCTTTCGTGATTTTCCTCATCGCCGGATAAGACACGCCAACTTGCCGCGCCAAAGCATTCACACTTAGTCCTTTAGTTTGTAACGCAGTATTTATTCTCTCTGCCAAAGTTTCCATTTTTACTCCCAGAAAATAACTTTTATATTCAATGATAAAACTAAAGTTTGACTGTAACAATTCAAAAAAAGTTCAATTTATAGTTGACTAGATATAACGTAGGTTATATTATTTGCTCATAAGTTAAACATTAGTTGAAAGAAGTTATATGAATCCAGCAATCAAAACCGCAATTTCCATCATCGGGAATAAAAACGCATTAGCAAAAGCCGTCGGCGTGAGCCATGTCGCCGTTGAAAAATGGTTAAAAGGCGGCGGAATCAACGTCCGACACGCGATAAAAATTGAAGAAATCACAAACGGCAAAGTAACCGCCAAACAAATTTCAGACGGCGTAACCAGCTAAATAAGGAGCAGGAAAAATGAAACATGTTGCAAATGTTATGAGAATGAATGATTGGCAGACAAATCAGGAAAGCACGGTAGGTCGAATCTTTGTCAAAGGGCGCGGGAAAGCTAAAAAGCACCTGATTGTATGGCTGAACGGTAACGAAGAAGTGTTTGGCGGCAACTATTACGACGCCTGCGCTGCCGCACTGGGTGCCCATGCGTGGAATTTCATCCACCCCGTCTAATATTTAACCTGAACGGTGTAACGGAGTGATGACAAAGCGGAAAGACGCTTGACCAGCCGGACAGACGGCCTACCAAACTAAACGGAGCAAGAAAATGAAACCCATCAACGTCCAACTCTCTTACGGCTCGCTTGTCGAGGTTGCCACTTGGGACAAAGGCTTTTTAGCCATCCAAAAACACGGCAAAGACGGCAACTTCAGCAAACTGCCGCGCCAACCGGCAAAGACTTTGAAAAAGGCCGTCCAAATGATCAGCCAAATCTACCCACATGAAATCATCATCGCATAGGAGGAGAAAAATGAACGAGCAAGAAAAAAAAGAGAATGCAACGAATGCCGTAAGCCTAGTTCTCATGCATTCATCGGAAGCAGAGAATGTCGAGGCAATTATGGATTTGGCAGTTTATGGACTGACAGCGATGACTTCTGAAAACAATAAATCCCGCCTGGAACAAATTATTTTGCAAATACTCACAGGCCGTCTGCGAAAGGTATTGGACGCACTCCCAAAAACAGAATCTTTAATCCAAACAGAAAATAATTACCGCCGCCTGGAAAATATTATTTTCAAAACGTATCTCCCCAAATCATCTATCGAAGAAATCCGCCATGCCGGCACAAACGTCAAAAACATATGGATAGACGAAGCATGCAAACTGTCTCTCGAACAACACGTCCACGCCGACACCTGCGCCAAAACAGGCGCGCCGGACGAATTAGCCACTGCCGCCGTCGAAGTCAAATTCTACGGCGAAGAGCTTGACTTGATGGAATCGGCAGCCTGCGCGGCCAATAAATCGTTAAGCGAATTTGCCGCCGAAGCCGCCCTAGAGTACGCAGAAATCTACCTGCGCGCCTACGCGGCAGCCAGGACAGACGTCGAGCTGAAACACGGTTTAATTTAAAAAAATAAGAGGTGGGGATATGTCAAACAATCAATTAATCATCGTCAACGACAAGCATCAAGAAATCGCGCGCCATGAGCTGACCGACCGCGAAGCCGAAAACTTCCGCCGCGCCGAGCCGATGAAACGCTTTCCAAACATCCGCGCAACGGCGACCTACCGCAAACACGGCGGCGGCCTAGTGGTTTATGCAAGGGAGTTGAAGCATGACGGTCAAAAATAGAAACCAACACGAAAAAGGCCGTCTGAAATTGGCGCAGCAAGCCTGCCCATGCTGCGAAGAGCCTTGTGTGATCTACGCGTCTTTCCGGCAAACCGTCCTGACCCGCTTATATTATTTGCGCTGCACCAATCCCCTTTGTGGATGGACTGGAACAGGATATTTCGAGATTAGCAGCACGATTCAAAAAGGCAGCCGATTTTATGCCGAAAAGAGCAAAGAGCCGCCGGAAATTCACGGCGAAACGCTCAAGGCAGTTGAAGAAGACATCAAACTCATGCAGCAGGAAACGCTGCTGCCATAGGGGGAAACATGAATAAATCGCAAGCCATGCAAAGCATCCTCCAAACACTGGCCGCCGCCAAAACCAAGCAAGCCAAGATTTTTAATGCCCTAGAGCGCGACGCCATGCCCAGCCAGCCGAAACCAGCCTACACAGCCAACGAGCTGGCCGCCATGACCATGACGCTGGGACAGGTGGAGCAAGTCGAGAAAGTGCAGGAAATCGTCGCCCAGCTCCGCCAGTTGGTGCAATCGGTCAACACCATCAATGTCGCCTACGGGCTGGGGCTGCCAAAACTGACCGCCAACGAAATAAACCATTACCTGCTCGACCTCGACAACCGCGTCCGAAGCGCAGGCTACGCCGCCAACAAAATGGGCGTGGACGAAGTAGTCAAAAAAATCGGAACAGTACAAGCCAAACAGCGGCCGCCCATCACAGACCGCCGCGCCATCAGACAAGGAGCAACATCGTGAAAATCAGAATCCGCTACATCCTCGACATCATCGCAATGGCTTTGGCGATGTGGGCATTAATGACCATGATGCCGTCTGAAGCAAAAACCGCCGCCGAAACGCCAACAGTCTTGGACATTCAGGCGCGCGAAGCAGAGGCCAAAGCAGCCGCCGACTACGAAAGCCCTGAATACGAGCCAACACAGGGCGACGCGGAGGCAGCGCGATGACGGTGCAGGAATTGTTTAACGATATTCCGCTTTGGCAAGTCGCCCACATCCTGCCACATGAAGCGGCGCAAATCGTCGCCGAATGGTTGCACGAAGAAGCGCAACGCCGCAGCGAGGTGGAGTACACCGAGAAAGAAATCGCTGATTGGGCGGCGAGAATCGGGAATATTAATTAGGTTTTATCGGGTAATCCGACAGGCGGCAGAAAATGAGTAAAAATTCAAAGCAGCGAGAGTTTACATTTAAATACAAGTTTGGCGGTAAATATTGGGTGACGTCTGTATTTGCCGACAGTGTTGAAGAGGCGAAGCAGAAGATTCGGGCGCAGGCCGCGTCGGTTTATGACGGCGAAGTTGTAGCAAGGTTGCCTGTATTGTGTCGGGTTTCTTGGTTCAAGCGTTTTTTTAATAGATAAGGATGAGAAATGAAAAACTACAAAATCATGAATTACGAGCCAAGCGGCAATGACGTGCAAATCGGAAAAATCATCGCAACGGCAGACGGCGAAGCAGTCCGCGAACTCAACGCCGACGGCAGCGGCAAGAAAAAGCCGTACAAGACCGTCAATGCCGCCCTGTATGAAGTACGAAGCCGCCGCGGCTGGCCGTCAGCTTATTTGGTACGAGAGGCCGCGTGATGGATATTGTTTTCCTGATTTTGGTTTTGCTGACGATTTTCGCAGTAGCCGTCGCCCTCGCCCTGTTGGTTTTATTGTGCGCGTATCTCTTATGGGCGGAAATGCAGAAAGAGTACGAGCTATGAATCGAGAGCTAGAGGCCAAGAATTTTGAAGCATGGGCGCGTAAGCGCGGCATGAATCCTCAACAAAAGCCGGGCGGCGGCTACTACTCGAGAGAGACACAAGTCGCCGCGATGGCTTGGAGCCAAAGGGCAAAAATAGGCGAGGCAGGCTTTTGGATGACAACGCAGAGCCGACCGCCTGAATATCAACAGATTTTATTTTTTGACGGCGAAAAAGTGCAGGCCGGTTTCTACGGCCAAAGCCGCTACGAGAATTTAGAGGGGCGGAAATTCCCCGAAGCAGAGGTCACCTATTGGCGGCCTTTCCCCGATACACCATACGGCCCGATTCGGGCGGACGATTAACGAAAATGACCTATTACCACATGGCTCCGGTATTGGAGCAAGACATACAAAAGACCCTGCCCCACGGCCTGGCCCATGTGGTAATCAGCCGCTGGCAGCGCACGGCCACCCCTGCCGCAGG